TGCGATTGGTGAATCGGGTGCGCGTGATATGCAAGCGTACATTGAGTTCTCAGATCAACTGCCTACATGGGAAGCCACGATCAAAGAGCCAAAGACTACGACTGTACCCACAAGTCCGGGCGCATGTGCCATTGTGGTGTTCGGTGCTATCTCTCGCATTACGAAGGAAACCATTAGCCCATTCATGGAGTACTTGTCTCGATTCGATGCCGAGTGGCAAGCCGTGTTCGCTATCAACATTGCCAAGAACCCTGCGAAGCAGAGTATCGCTTTCTCAAGCAGTGCGTTCAAGGACTGGGTTGTTAAGAATCAAGACCTACTCTAAGAGTTCTAACAAATGTTAGGAATGAACGGCACTAAGGCAACCGACTTCAGGCGATATTTCGTCAGATGGGTAGTTGAGTACGTTAAGAACGAGAGTGGTACTGACCAAATACAGGTACTTGGGTACTGTGTATATGACGGAGAGACATGCACGACTCTGTTCGAGCATGTCGACAAGAAAGTGTGTGAGAAGGTATTAGCAATGATATTAAACGATGAAACGAAAGGTAACAAATGTTAGAAGAACGTAAAGTACAGAAGGCGAAGATTACATTGATGCGTGACCCGAGGTTTGCCCTTTGGTCTGGCATCTTGATGGTTGGTCGTACGAGTGTAGTGGATAACATCCCAACTGCATGCACCAACGGGCGTGACGAGAAGTACGGGCGTAAGTTCGTGGCAGGGTTGAAAGAGCCCGAGTTGAATTTCGTGGTACTCCATGAGAATCTACACAAGGCGTATCGTCACCTGACTACATGGAAGAAGTTACATGACGATAATCATTCGCTGGCAAATGCGGCTTGTGACTACGTGATTAACCTTAAGCTCAAAGACCTCGATCCAAGCGAGCGAACCATATCCATGCCACGTTGGGCAGATGGTGAACTCAAGGGTAAGCCGATGGGGTTGATTGACGAGAAGTATCGTGGGCTCAATGCCAAGCAAGTGTTCGACCTACTCAAAGAGGAGGAGAAGAGTGGTGGCAGCGGAGAAGGTGAAGGTGAAGGTGAATCAGCAGGAGAGGGCGAAGGTGGTAGTGGTACTAGCCAAGGTCAAGGTCAGGGTGGGTTCGATGACCACGACTGGGATGGTGCGAAGGAGATGACCGAGGAGGAGAAGAAGGTTCTCGAGCGTGAGATAGATCAGGCTATTCGCCAAGGAGTAATGGCGCATCAAAAGATCGCGGGAACTGGTGCAGGGGACTTAGATCGTGACTTGCTTGACTTGCTCGAGCCCAAGGTCGACTGGCGTGAAATGTTGCGTGAGTTCGTGAAGTCTACGTGTAGCGCAAAAGATACATCGTCATGGCGTAAGGTGAATCGTAGATTCTTATCTATGGGTACGTACATGCCTAGCTTGATCGGTGAGAAGGTTGGTCACATGGTTATTGCCGTAGACACATCCGGTTCGGTTGGTCAGGAAGAGTTGTCGGGCTTCCTAACAGAAGTTAAGGGTATCGCAGAGGAAGTGAAGCCGAGCCAAGTGGACTTGATCTATTGGGATAGCCGAGTAGCCGCACACGAGGAGTACACCGAGAACGATGTGTCCAACATCATCAACTCTACTAAGCCTAGAGGTGGTGGAGGCACATCTCCCTCATGTGTATCTCAGTACTTGAAAGAGAAGCGCATCGTACCCGAGTGCGTCATCATGCTCACCGATGGGTATGTTGGTAGCGATTGGGGTAGTGACTGGACTGCGCCTGTACTGTGGGCGATCGTAGGAGGAAACGATTGTGTTGCAGACAACGGCAAAACGATTCTTGTCAAGGATTAAATGGTGGTGGTTCATAACAAATGTTAGGAGGTATCAGATGGTAGTAGTCGATATTGGCTATCGCAAGTTAGTGATGACCAAAGAGAAAGCAATGGCGTTAGTCGAGTGCTTAGAGAGTGCCGACGTATACGAAGAGAAGTGGTGGAGTGATGATGTGCGCAAAGAGAAAGGGATGGATAGCACTTACACCTACCACGTGTATCCGAATGAAGCTCACTTCAGCATGCGTATTGTGAGCGACACACATTATCAAATGGCTAGATTAGCCGGTAAACCAACTAAGGAATAATCATGAGTATCAGTGCATCAGCAGTATTAGTAGAGTTGAACATTAGCGTTTGGCCTGCCGCAAAGATCGACAGGGAAATGACGAGCCAAGTCAACGCCAATGCGTCTGCCCATAAGGACGCATCCCAAACCAAGAAGAATCTGTTTGCGGGTACAAGCCTACGAGCAGACATTGAGAAGTTCGCCGCAAGGGTACGACTCTACAACAACCAACACACCTTACCTTGGGCAGACAAGGGTGAGCGCATGTTGCCGACCAAGTTGTTCATGGACTACAAGCAGACCATGAATGGCTACGAGCGTACGTTCAATATGTTGTGCGATAACTTCTTTGACGAGTACGAGACTCTAGTACATGAAGCCAAGGTCAATCTAGGTTCTATGTACAAGGCAGAGGACTACCCTGACCTAACAAATGTTAGGACTAAGTTCAGCTTTAGACGTAGCGTGAAGCCTTTGCCCGAGGCTGGCGACTTTCGCTTAGACATTCCCGCGCATGACTTAGCTGAAATGAGATCGGCATACGAGACTCAGTATTCGGAGAAGCTGGCCGAAGCAATGCGCACACCATGGGAGAGACTGCATGAAGTTCTCTTAGGTATGTCCAAGAAGTTGGAAGATACAGGTGACGGGAAGAAGCGTTATCACGACTCATTGATCTCTAACCCATTGGAGTTGTGTGAGTTATTGACGAAGCTGAACGTGACTAACGACCCCAAGTTAGAGGATGCACGTAGGCAAGTAGAACTAGCCATGCTCGGAGCTGACATTGAAGAAGTCAAAGAGGATGCGTTGGTTCGTGAGAATCTAAAGTCTAAGGTCGATGCGATCTTGGGTAAGTTCGAGTGGTAATAACATTTGTTAGGAGTAATGAACATGAGTATGAATACATTGAGTTTGAGTAACGTAGTTATTGGTGAAGACTTGCAGAAGTCTCTTGATAAGGAGGGGTTGAAGTTATCGGGCGTGTTCGGGATGCTTGACCCTGTGGTTAGCCGACTGGCTTCGTTGAATCCACTGTGGACTTTTGTTATCACTAACAGTGGTCATAGTATGGGCAGTAGCCGAGTGGCTTGCGGGTTCTCGGTCAAGCTAGATGGTGAAGAGTTAGGCACTATCGGGTTGAGCTACATGGGTCAGCGCGGGCGTGTGATCTGTATCAGTAACGATCGTATTGGTAAGGGCAGACAACGTACTGATTCGTATCGCACAGTGGATGCAGACAAAGCTATCCTCACAGCGAAGAAGATGTTCGGCAAGATGAATCCCAACGAGCGTATACAGAAAGCTAAGGATGCGGCAGAACGTGTAGTGTCTCGAGCGAGCTGGAACAAAGAACGTGATCGTACCCAACACCAAGGTTATATTAAAAACGAGATGTTGGCGTGGGTTGAGACCAAGGGGCATGCTATGTTTTTGGAGTATCTAAAAGCAGAAGCAATACCCTCGCTTAGACACAAAGTTAATACCTCTATGGAAAAGGTAGAGTTACTCGATACCGAGATGAAAACTATCGAGCGTGTTCAACAGGACTTTAGTAACAATAAGACTGCGCTAGTAGTCAAAGACTCGGGTAAGTATCTAGTCAAAACAGGTGACAACGTAGAACTATACGATGATAATACGCTCCCCGTAGACATGCGTATGAAGATGGGTATGCTTAAACTTGTGGAGGATGAGCAGTATCTCACCGATGTAGGTTGCAAGGTATCGAGTGAGATATTTGTTTTGTTGGTAGACGAGCTAACAAATGTTAGCGAAGGAGTATGAGATGAAGGAAGAAATTAAATATAGTTCAAAGGCTATACCCCTACGGGGGTGTAATCACCCCAAGTTCAAGTGGATAGATGCGGCACACACAGACATACGTAGAACGTTTCGTAAGGCTCGCTTGCTTATACGCATTACCAAAGGGGCAGCGTATGAAAGCCGTACTTGAGTTCACGTACCCACAAGACGAGACCAAGCTCAAACATGCGCTAAGGGGTGAGGAGTATTACCTAGCGTTGATAGAGATTGATCGGGTGTTCAACATAGGCGGGCATCCCGAACAAATGTTAGACAGGATTGCAGATTTAGTTCAGAAAGGATTAGAAGAATGAACGGATTTGTAAACCGACAACTTGAACTTGGAAGTAGACAACCCGTACACAAGTACAAGCTATGTAACAAGTGCGAAGAGTTGAAGCCCCCCGAGGGGGGAGTCGAATTGTCCCCACACAGATGGTCATGCGCTAGATGTTGGGCTAACAGAGTAATAGCAAGGAGTTTATTAAATGCCAAGACCTAAACCGCCCGAGCCTTTGATCGGGAGACAGGTACGAATGTCAGATAGACATTGGATTATTTTTAATCACTTAGGTGGTGCGCAATGGCTACGTGAGTTATTGGATAAGAAAGACCCATTTTCAAAAGAGTATTACAAAAGGATATTAGATGACAACAGGAATCGAGAATCTAAAACTGGAACAACAACGCAAGGGGCGGGGGTTAGGTAAGAAACCCGCGCTGTTCTGCACGAGCTTGCGTCTACCAAAGGATGTGATGGATTACTTCAACACAAACTTTGCGTATACAAAGCAAGCCAAGATGAGAGAAATTCTTACTGAGTACGTTAACAACCAAACAGGAAATAAATCATGATTCAATTAGCAACAATACCAAAAGTAACTAAAGCCACGCAAATCCGTAACTACGTTGCGGCTAACCCCAAGGCAAAACCGCAAGCCGTAGCCGACGCCATTGGCGTTGGTCTCCAGTACGTATACACAGTACTGTGGCATGCCAAGAAGAAAGCCAAGGTAGCGAAGAAAGCCAAGGTAGCGAAGAAAGCTAAGGTAGACTTACGCCCTGCACTTAAGTTCGTAGAAGGTAGAGCGCAAGCGCAGAAAGAAAACTGGAAACAGTTGGGCTTGTTTAGCTCAGACGTTCCCATGGTCAAGGATACAGTTACTAAGCTATCACCTAACCGCATGGCACAACTTGCGTACGAAGCGGGTAAGGCAAAGTTCCGTATGGAAGGCGACCGAGCCGACGCAGTGAATCACCCTGCTCATTACAAAGTAGGTGGAATCGAGACGATCGACTTCATTGAAGCTAAGAAGTTGGGGTACAACCTTGGCAACGTGGTGAAGTACATCACACGTGCCGACCACAAAGACAACAAGTTGGAAGACTTGCGTAAAGCGCAGTGGTATCTGACACGTGAGATCAGTTCACTCAAGTGACATCTAACAAATGTTAGGGTTTACCTAGCCACCTTCGGGTGGCTTTTTTACGTCTGTACTATTGACTTTGTCAAAGGTTATGCTATTATCTAGTTTGAAAAATAACTGGAGTTAGTCATGAGGTATGAAGATGCAAGATTAGAAGACAACATATTACTCTGCCCTCAGTGCAACAGTAACAACCTACACCAACGTACAGTCACAGTCTTTAATCGCAACGAAGACGGCAAGCATACAGAGGTTACGTGTGTCCAAGCACACACTGACACATCGACTGTACTCGTTACTGACGAAACCACAAGCAACCCAAGTCCTAGGCGTCACGGCATGCTAATAGAATTTGAGTGCGAGCATTGCTACTCTTGGGAAGAAGGCGAAACAGCACCCGACAGATTAGTCTTAGCTGTGTATCAGCACAAAGGTCTGACTTTGATTGAGTGGGTGAAGTAATGGCAACCACACCTGAAGCCAAGGTCAAAGCAAAGATCAAGGCAACCCTCAAAGCCCACAACATCTACTACGCCATGCCTATCGGTACTGGCTACGGCAATAGCGGAGTGCCCGACTTTCTCTGCTGTGTGAACGGCAAGTTCCTAGCCATTGAAGCTAAGGCGGGTAAGGGACAAGCAACCGCGCTACAACTAAAGAATATGCAAGCGATCAATGCGGCTGGCGGTTATACGTGCATCATACGTGAAGACAACTATGCTTACCTAGAGCGAATCATTGAGGAATGTAATGCCAATTAGTCGACAACAGTTGGTTAACGAACTACTACCCGCGCTAGATAAGTTGTTTGGACAAACGTATGCAGAACTGAACCGCACCGAGTACCACATGAAAAGAAGATACGGCAAGTGCACCATATACCGATGGGACTTTGTTCAAGGCAAGCGAACAAGTATGACCCTAGCCAAAGGCTTGAGCCATGAAGAAGCAACCAACATGATGAAGCTACTGAAAGACCCTGCATGAACATATTAACGATCGACTTCGAGACATATTATTCTCGTGAGTTCTCCCTAACAAAAGTTACCACGGAGGAATACGTTCGTAGCCCTGAGTTTGAGGCTATTGGCGTAGCCGTACAGGTAGACGATGGTAAGCCCGAATGGTTCAGCGGCGATGGTGAAGCCATGCACCAGTTCCTCACCCGCTTTGATTGGGCAAACTCTTTGGCGTTAGCGCACAACGCCCCGTTCGATGGAGCGATTTTGAAGTGGGTCTACGGACTCAGCCCCAAAGGTTGGCTTGATACTTTGTCTATGGGTAGAGCCTTACATGGTACGGAGGTAGGCGGAAGCTTAAAGGTTCTGGCCCAACATTACGAGTTGGGTGAGAAGGGTACAGAGATTGAGAACGCATTAGGCTTACATCGTGCCGACTTCAGCCCCGAGCAGTTAGAGCGTTATGGTGATTACTGTAAGAATGACGTTGCACTTACGTGGGAATTGTTTGGGCAGATGAGCAAAGGTTTCCCCGCAGTTGAGTTGCGCTTGATTGACCTGACTGTGCGTATGTTCACAGAGCCAGTACTACGCTTAGATGTGGGCAAACTTAAATATCATTTAACGACAGAGCGAGTGCGCAAGGAGATGCTACTTAACACGTTTGCTAAAGACGACTTGATGAGTAACCCAAAGTTTGCCGAGTTGCTACGTGAGTTAGGCGTTGAACCACCGATGAAGGTCAGCCCCGCTACGGGCAAACAAACCTTTGCGTTCTCTAAAACAGACGAAGAATTCAAAGCGTTGCTTGAACACCCAAGCCCCTCGGTACAAACTTTAGTGGCAGCGAGATTGGGCACTAAGTCTACGATAGAAGAAACAAGGACTGAAAGGTTTCTTGGTATTGCAGAGCGTGGCGCACTACCTGTACCTCTACGCTACTATGCCGCACACACCGGACGTTGGGGCGGGGACGACAAACTTAACTTGCAGAACCTACCAAGGAATTCAATGCTCAAGGAGGCAATCATCCCCCCGGACGGATACATGATGATTGATTCAGACTCATCACAAATTGAAGCCCGTACGCTCGCATGGCTTGCGGAACAAGACGACTTGGTAGACGCATTTGATCGGGG